TCAGGTGTAAGAGCTTGTTATGCTTTTGATCGCGACTCAATTGGATGTGCAATTGGTAAGGACATTACGTCAAGATTTGACTATGTACCTCAAAAAGTTGCTCATTTAGTTACAGCAGAATTTACGCAAGGTTGTGCAGTTATTGACACAGCAGGCTTAATTCAAGTCGACGTAACAGAGTAATAAACTATCACGATTAGGGCGGCTTTTGTCGCCCTTATCAACAAATAAATAGTTGTAGAGGATTATAACCATGAGCATGACAAAAGAGAAAATAGCATCACAAGCCTTAATTAGATTGGGTGCAGGACCAATAACAGACTTCACAGCAAATACACGAGAAGCACAAGTGGTTTCTAACATGTATGATACTGTAAAAGTAAGTTTGTTTGCATATGCAAACTGGAATTTTGCAACTGTTAATGCCACATTAGCACAATTAAATGAAACCATTATCAACAAAAATTACAACTTTGTATATTCATTACCAACCAGCATAGTAAAGGCAGTTAGTTTATATGATGCCACAGGTGGGTATGACACAGAATATTCAATTGAAAACGGCAAAGTTTATACAAATTTAACATCAGCAAATTTAGAATACATACAAGAAAAAGCAGAAGCAGATTTTCCACCGTTCTTTACAGAATGTTTGGTGGCAAAATTGGCTTATGAAATGGCAGAAGCAATCACTGGTATTAGCAATGTGCATGAAAGACTTTATGCAGAGTTTAATCAAAAACTACGACAGGCAAAAATTAGCGATGGACAAGAAAATCCACCACGCAACATTATTGGACCAGGCAGTTTGATTAGAGCTCACCAAGGCCAATACATAGTGAGAAGTTAATGACATTAAAACAGACACAATTTTTATTCACAAAAGGTGAAGTTGGCCCTTACATGGAAGCAAGGGCGGACACAAATATCTACAAAGCAGGGTTGAGAACTTGTAAAAACTGGTTGATACTACCACAAGGTGGTTTGAAAAGAAGACCGGGCTTTGAATTTATTGATGATTTACCTACAACTGCAGGAGCAGACACAGGATTTAGTGAATATTCAAGATTAGTACCATTTAATTTTGGCAATGAACAAGAATATGTACTTGTTTGGGAGCCGGGTGCTATACATGTTTACAAAGATGACTTTCATCAAACATCAATTACCAGCGGTGTACCATTTACATCTAGCAATATTTCAGAAGTAAGATTTGCACAGACACTTGACACAATGATTATTGTGCATCCAGAGTTTAGACCTTACAAATTAGTAAGAGGTGCATCACACACAAGTTGGACTTTGAGTGTGTTAGACTTTGATTATGTGCCACTTACTAATTTTGCATTTGACAGTGGCATAAATGTTACCGCAGTTGCAAATCATTCAAATGGTGAGCCCAATGTTTCATTTGGTGCAAACATACAATTAGATATTAACGGCGGATCATATCAATGGACAAATTCAAATTGGCCAGATGGACACGTCAACATGCACATACAGATCAATGGTGGTACAGCAAAAATACATCAAGTGAATTCATCTAGCAGAGCATATTGCACAGTTGATGAAGAAATGGTTAATGATGATGATGTATTACGTGATGAATGGGACATTGATGCATTTTCAAATTTATCTGCAACATATGGCGGCGGATGGCCAAGAACAGTTACATTTCATCAAAACAGATTGATATTTGGTGGCAGTAGAGACAAACCACAAACAGTATTTGGAAGCCAAAGTGCTTCATATTTTAATTTTAAACCAACCACAAAGTCAGTTGAAATAGAAAAAACTACAACAACAACTGGTGGTAATTCAAGTGTGTCAACAGAAGAACACATCAAAGGATCAGTTACTGATGATGCTGGCTTTGCCTTCACTATGGCCAGTGATGAAGTTAATATTATTACACATCTAGTAAGTGTCCAACAGTTGTTTATTTTTGCAAGTGGTGGTGAATGGTTGTTAGAAGGTTCACCTGTAACACCAACAAGTGTAAACATTACAAAACAAACCAACTACGGCATACTAAACAATCAACACAGACCAATTATGATTGACACTGAAGCAATGTTTTTATCTAGCAACACAGAATTAAGAGCATTTACATACAACTACAACACAGACGGATATCAAGCAAAAAACTACACACTTGTAAGTCATCATATTATCAACACACCAAAAGACATGGCCTACGTAAGAGGCTTTAGCGATACAAACTCAAACTATGTGTTTGTGGTTAATGGCAATGGTGAAATGGCATGTATGTCAATCAACATTGAAAAAGATGTATTAGGTTGGAGTAGAATTGTAACAGATGGTCAATTTCATAGTGTGTGTGAAGTAGACAACACTTTGTATGCATTAGTAAAAAGAACAATCAACGGCGGCACAAGAATTTATTTAGAAAAAATGACTGATGCTGAATACTATGTAGATTGTTATCTAAAACATACAGGATCATCAATTACAAACTTTACAATGAACTTTTTACCAAATGAAACTGTAAGAGTTGTTGCAGATCAAAGTGTACAAGCAAACATAACATTGAACGCAAATGGTGAAGGAACATTATCAAGTGCCGCTTCAAATGTAGCAGTTGGATTGCATTATGATAGTGCAATGGAAACATTACCAACAACAATCATAGTTGCACAACAATACTCACAGCGTGGTGAAAACATTACAAAAAAGAGAGCAGATTTAATTTTAAACAACACACAGAATATAACATTTGATGGATTTGATGTTCCGTTTGAAACATTTAACTCAACAACTATAAACGCAACACCAACAACATATACAGGAACTAAAGTTGTTTACTTAACAGGCAGTGGACCTGATTTGACAATATCAGCAAATGTAGATGAACCATTAAAATGTACATTGTTAGGAGCAACAGTGGAGTACAAATTACCGTTAGGTACACAAGGATAAGTATTACAAAGGAAAGATGACATGGCATTTTTAGCACCATTATTACCAGCCGCAACAGCAACAACAGGAACAGCCGCGGCCGCGTCAGCAACAGCGGCGGCAGGAGCATCAGCAACAGCGGCGGCTTCAAGTGCAGGTATATTGGGATCATTAGCATCTATATACAACACTATGCAACCTATACTAACAGGATTGTCAATCATATCACCATTCATTGCAATGGGATCATCAGCGGCATTGGCGGCACAACAAATTGCATTGGCCAACTCACAAGCAAGTTTAACAGAATATGAAATCAAAAATATGGAACAAGCAAGTGCGTTGCGTAGCAGTGAAAGAAAAAAACAATTTAGAAAAGCAATTGGAACACAATTAACATTGTATGGCAACAGTGGTGTAGATGTAACACAAGGAACACCTGTTGATGTTATGCAAGAAACTGCAAAAGATTTTGCAACAGAATCATATTTAGATTCATTTGAAACACAAAACAGAATTTACAGCAACATGATAAGAGCTAAAAACCTAAGAGCATACGGCAAACAACAAGCAACAGGAACATTATTAAACTATGCTATGCAAACAGCAGAAAGAGGCGTGCCTTTTAGTTTAAAACCAACAACACCATCGTTTGATATTGATCAAGCAGGTAGAATAAGAGGAGGCATCTAATGGCAACAAAAGATGAAGGCATAGGTAATCCATTAAAAGTGCAAAAGGTTGCACGTGGTAAAGGTGCAACAGACATACCAACTGCACGTGTTAACACACAAGCAAGAGCAACATTTCAAGCACCAACATTAAGAGATGCTACAGGTGAAATATTGTCGTCAATTAGCAAAACTGCAAACAACTATTTGAATGCAAAAGCAGAAGAGGCAGGTGCAACTCAAGGTGCACTTGATATAGAAGCAGGTGCAGACATCAAAGAAGTTGAGAAAAAACCAAACACTATCTTTGGACAAGCATACAAAAACACAGCAAGAACGGCTTTTATTGCAAAAACACAAACAAGATTTGAAACACAATTAGCAGAAGCATACAATCAAAATGAATATGATGTGCAAGGTTTCAAAAAAGAATATGACAAAATTAGAAGTGAATTAGCAAAAACAACACCGTCAAATTTGCAAGGTACTGTTTTACAAAAGTATGATGCAACAGCAAACAAATTTATAACAACTGTAAACACAAATGCATTTACAAAAGCAAAAAAAGAAGACTTGTTGATTGTAACAGACAGATTAAATTTAATATCAGACCAAGCACAAGAACTAACACTAAATGGTGATCCAGCAGGCGCGGCAGACAAAATGGCTGAAGCAATCAATCTTATTGGGGATCTTGTACATGTAGAAAAAGTTTGGGGTGCAGAAGA